AGCCACACCCGTGTGGCGGATGCGCCCGCCGAGCCGCCCGGCGGGGACACCCCGGCGGAACACCCCGCCGCACAGACCGTTGCCGAGCCGCCCAGGGCGCAGGCCCCCGCGGTCAAACCCGCGACAAAGCCCTCCCGTCCGGAGGCGAAGAAAAAGCCCGCCGCCAAGCGGAGCACCCCCGCAAAGAAATGAGGTGACGGTATGCGCTATGCAACGGTAGAGGACGTAGAGGCCGGGTTCCGCCCGCTGGAAGACAGCGAGAAAACGCTGTGTGATGCACTGCTGGATGAAGCAGGCATCGTTATCGACGCTTACAACAAGGACGCCGATGAGGAACGCAAGCGCCTGGTCTCCTGCCGGATGGTGCGCCGCCAGTTGGATGCCGGGCCGGGGGCCGCTCAGAACGCCGTGACCTTCCCCATGGGAGCCTCCCAGGGGTCGGCCGCGGCTCTGGGCTATTCCCAGACATGGACGATGTCCGGCGGTTCGGTGGGTGAACTCTATCTCTCCAAGTTGGAAAAGAAGCTGTTGGGCGTCGGGGATAGGATCGGTGCCCGCAGCCCTGTGGAGGACCTGACTGTATGATCCATGGAATCACCGTACGCCTGTACGAAAAGAAACAGACCGGCACCGACGGGTTCAACGCGCCCGTCTATACCGAAATGACTGTAGATGTGCCCGGCGTGCTGGTGGGCGAACCCACCACCGAGGACATCGTCAACGACCTGCAGCTCTACGGCAAGCATATCGCCTACACGCTGGGCATCCCCAAGGGGGATACCCACAACTGGGACAATGTGACGGTGGAGTTTTTCGGGCAGAAATTCCGCACATACGGCGGCGTGACCCAGGGCATCGAGAACATGGTCCCGCTGTGTTGGAACAAGAAGGTGAAGGTGGAACGGTATGACAAAAGTGAGAATCGTGTTGAACAAGCGCGGTGTGCAGGAATTACTGAAATCGGATGATTTGCGCCAGACGTGCGCAAGCCATGCCGGAAAGGCACTGGCAAAGCTGGGGACCGGATATGAAACCGACACCCATACCGGCAAAACCCGATCTAACGCTATGATCTGGGCCAGCAGTGCCCAGGCCCGGCGGGATGCACGCCAAAACAACACGATTTGGAAGGCGGTGAAGGGACATTGATCGAGGACTACACACTGCACTATCTCTCCACCCAGCTGGACGGGGTGCCCGGCGCTATCGGTCGGCCCTCCCCGCTGCCGCCGACCTGCTTTGCCATCAAAAAGACCGACGCCGAGACCAGCAACATGATCCCGACGGATACCCTCTCGATCTACGCCTACGCGCCCTCCGAGTATGAGGCCGCGCAGCTCAACGAGCGGATCAAGCGGGCCATGCAGGCCATGGCCAGTCAAGACGCCATCTGCAACGTGGCGTTTTACACCGACTTTTCCGACGACGATACCGAGTATAAGGTCCCCCGGTATCAGTCTATTTACAATGTGACCTACTACAGCGATGAGGTGTAAAAAATGGCATCTACTCCCAATAACGCGCAAAATGTCAGCGTCGCCAAGCCCAAGGTCGGCGGCGCGATCTTTGTTGCGCCGGTGGGCACCACACTGCCCACCGACGTCACCACCGCGCTGGACACGGCCTTTCAGAATGTGGGCTATATCAGCGAGGACGGCGTGGTCAACACCAACTCCCCCGACACCGACACCATCAAGGAATGGGGCGGCGCGTCGGTGGGCAAGATCGACAACGGCAAGGACGATACCTGGCAGTTTACGATGATCGAGGCGCTGAACCCCACCGCTCTGAAACTGGTGTACGGCGCGGACAACGTCAGCGGCACGCTGACGGAAGGCATCACCGTCAAAGCCAACAGCAACGAGCAGGCGGACGTCGCCCTGGTCATCGACATGATCCTCAAGGGCGGCGCACTCAAGCGCGTGGTGCTGCCCAGCGCGGGTGTGTCTGAGGTGGGCGAGGTCACCTACGCGGCTACCTCTGCCATCGGCTACCAGACCACCCTGCTGGCAACGCCGGACGCCAAAGGAAATACCCACTACGAATACATCAAGAGCGCTGCGGCTGCGGCGCTGGTGAAGACTACTGCACCTGCCGATGAAGTGGAAACCGCCGACAAAAAGGAGGACACTGACGCATGATTACCGGAAAAACATCCACCGGCTTTGCCTTTGCGCTGCCGGAAAACAAACTCCAGGATATGCGCATCCTGCGCGCCCTGGCCGCAACAATGAAAGCGCCCGATGAGGCGGACCCGTTTGCCCAACTCACGGCCCTGGACGACCTGGGCACCCTGATCCTGGGCGCCGAGAAGTACCAGAAGCTGCTGGATCATGTGGCTACCGAGGACGGCCGCCAGCCGCCCGAGGCCGTGGACAAAGAGCTGGGCGAGATCCTGGCAGCTTTTAACCAGGGAAAAAACTGATCCTCCTCTCCCGTGTGATCGCCCAGTATGAGCCGGAACTCATCTGCGACTTTGCCGAGACTTACCACATCCTTGACTACACAGCGTTGCCGGTGTCCCTACTGGTGACGCTTTTTTCGGGATTGGGGGAAGGGTCTCGGGTGCAGCAGCGGCTCAACGGGGAAAAGGTCCCGCTACGCACGCTGCTGTTGGCGGCCATGGTGGACCGGCTGTCTGTGCTGCTCTATGCAAACACCAAGGACGCCAAATCTGGCACAAACCGGCCGCGCAGCCTGGTGGCGATCCTGACGGGAGAGGAGACCGAAACCAATGCCGGAACGGAGGCCTACGCCTCCGGCGATGATTTTGAAGCCGCCCGGCGGGCGATCTTGGAAGGGGTGAGTACCTGATGCCGAATAACAACACGGTGGCCCGCGCCTATGTGCAGATTGTGCCGTCTGCCGAGGGCATCAAGGGCTCAATCACCTCCGCCCTGGGCGGGGAGGCCAGCAGCGCCGGCAGCCAGTTGGGAGGCATGCTCTCCACAGGTATCAAGGGGGCGGTCGTGGCCGGTGTCGCCGGTCTGGGCGCGATCATCGGCGGTGCCCTGACCGAGGGCGGTGCTTTGCAGCAGTCCATCGGCGGTGTGGAGACGCTGTTCGGTGCTGGCGGAAAATCGATTGAAGAATATGCAGCATCAGTCGGAAAATCAGTAGCGGATATACAAGACAAATATAATTCGCTGATGCGCTCGCAAGAGACAGTGATAGCGAACGCCGACAACGCATACCGCACGGCGGGCGTGTCTGCCAACGATTACATGGAGCAGGTGACCAGCTTCTCGGCCACCCTGCTGCAAGGCCTGGGCGGCGACACCGAGGCCGCGGCCAGCTATGCCGACAAGGCCATCATCCAGATGGCGGACAACGCCAACAAGATGGGCACCGACATGTCCGCCATCCAGTACGCCTACCAGGGGTTTGCGAAAGATAACTACACCATGCTTGACAACCTCAAGCTGGGGTACGGCGGCACCCAGGCAGAGATGGCCAGGCTCATCAATGATTCCGGCGTGCTCGGTGATAGTGTTAAAGTCACTGCCGAGACCGTCAAAGATGTGCCGTTCAATTCCATCATCGACGCTATCGGCGTCATCCAGGACGAACTGGGCATCACCGGCACAACCGCCGCAGAGGCGGCCACGACACTGACTGGCTCTTTCGCGTCCGTGAAGGCTGCCCTCAGCAATGTGCTGGCAGACCTGGCTCTGGGGCGTGACATCCAGCCTGCGCTGGACGGTCTGGCCGAGACTTTGACCACCTTCCTGGTGGGCAACCTGCTCCCGGCCATTATGAACATCCTCTCGGCGTTGCCGGGGGCGCTGATGACCTTTGTCACAACGCTGGGACCGCAGATGGTTGCTGCATTGCAAAGCCTTTTCCCGCAACTGTCCGCTGGGCTCACCACAGTCATTCCCCAGATGATGCAGTCCTTTGTCGACGGCTTTACCGCGTGGCTGCCCCAGGTGGTGGCTGTCGGTACGCAGATGGTCCAGCAGCTGGGCCAGGGACTTGTGCAGGGCATCCCGAATTTTCTTGCCCAAGCGCTGCCCATGGTCCTGCAGTTCACGGAGACCTTGCGCGCAAACTTCTCCAACATCGTGGACGCCGGCTTGGATCTACTGCTTAACCTGGCGCAAGGCATCGCCAACGGCCTGCCCACGCTGATCGAGTACGTCCCGACGATCATCTCCAACATCGCGGGGCTCATCAACGACAACGCGCCGAAGATCTTGCAGGCAGGCATTCAGATCATCGTCACGCTGGTCAAGGGTCTCATCAACGCGATCCCCACGATCATAGCCAACATCCCGCAAATCATCGGTGCTATCGTCGATACCATCACGGCCTTCAACTGGATCAACCTCGGCGCGACGATCATCAAGACACTGGGCAGCGGCCTGCTGTCTATGGCCAACGGCCTGAAAGGATTTATAGAGAGCACACTCTCCGGGGCGATCGACTATCTCAAGAGCCTGCCGAAACAGGCGCTCCAATGGGGCAAGGATATGATCTCCGGCTTTATTGACGGTATCGTCGGCTCTGTCGGTGGGATCGTCAATGCCGTCAAGGATGTGGGCTCGGCGATCGCGTCCTACCTGCATTTCAGCCGCCCCGACGTCGGCCCCCTGCGCAACTATGAGACCTGGATGCCTGACATGCTCACGGGCATGGCACAGTCCATCCGGGCGAACCTCTACAGAATCACCGACGCCATGGACCTTGTGGGCGGTTCCATGCGGCAGACCCTGCCGCTGGATGCAGGCGGCCAGGCTGTACA